CAGAAATCATCCTCAGCTGTATATAAGTCTTGTGACACTTGTTTTAATTTTGATAATGGTTTTAATAACATTCTCATACCTTTGTCAGACGTCATAGTCTCACCAAAGTTTACATCTTTTAATAGTCTAGATAAATCTCCAAGTCTTACATTAGAGTTTACAACACCTAGTTCTAACAACTCTTGATACAAATCGTTTTGCATTCTTGTACCTTTAAGAGGTGTTTGTAATGCCTGGTATGCTTGTTTGATTGCACCTATGTCTGCTGCTGGTAAGATACCATTTGCGGCAGCAAAAGCTCCAGCACTTACAAAGTTACGTAAGTGTGTTACAGGTGATAAAATTGTTTTAGCAATCTGTGATGTAGCTTTAGGATACAATACTAAACTCTCATAAAGTCTTCCAAGTATACCTGAACTTTGTGTTGTTAAAGAAGTTTTTTCCATAGCTTCTGCAATACCTGGTCTTGCAAAAAAAGGTTTGCTAATGTCACCAAATGGATTACTTGAACCCGCTTGAATATTTACATTTAAAGTTTGTGCAGGATCAATAGGTTGGATTCTAACATAATCATCTCCAAAAAATGCTCTAGCTTCTGCTTCTGATCTAGCAAACATAGGTTGAGCCACTGCTCTTTTGTCAGTAGCATTTCTCCATGCTTCTGCTACTTCATCATTCTTTTTTATAAGATCATCATAAAATAAATTACGTCTTGTAATTAGAGATAGTTTAGCCATACCACCTATCATTGTTTGCATAGGATTTTTTTGTTTACCAAACAAATCATCAAATACTTTTTGGTCTGCTTTAGATGCTAAATCTGCAATAGATATTCTTCCAATACCACCACGTTTAACTGCATCGTCTAATGTTGTTCTATTTACAAAAAAATCCGGTATGTTAAATAATGCATCAGAAGGTTTGTCCATTCTTAAACCTTTGGGTAGGCCGGAAGTTTTTAATACATTATTTACAATTTGTTCTGCTTCTAAATCTGTAATTTCTTTTCCTGCTTGTCTTGCACTATCTTTAAATAATGTTTTAGCATTTTCTATAGCTTCGGCTGCAGGTTTATATCTTAACCAAGGTAGAATACTTTTGTCTTGAAAAATATCATATGTAGCACCAAGGTATCCTTTAAATTTTTTACCAAATGCATCTTTAAATTTTACTAAATCTTCTGGATCTAAAGCACCACCTAATTTAGTAAACAAGTTTGCCCATTTACTTCTCATAACAGATAGTCCACCAAAAATAGATTTTTCTAACTCTTCGGCAGCTTGGGCATTGGGTGCAAATTTTTTAATTTTATCTCTTACTTTTTGTACCATGGCAGCATCCATGTCTCCAAATTGTGCAATCATTCTATTGCTATCTATTACCTGTGTGTACTTATTTAAATCCGTTTCTTTCATTCTTTGTATAATTAAATCCTCAGCTTCAGGTGACGCTGCAGAAAATAATTTTTTACCTTCTGCATTTAAAACTCTTTTTTCTCCTTCACGAGTTAACGTAGGAGTACCAGACACTAACGCATCATTTACTTCAGTTAAAAATTTAGTTCTATCAGCTGCAGATTGTTTATTAAATACAGTACGCATAGGTGGAAATAACTTATCTATATCTGTATCTAAATCTCTAGATAAATTTCTTGCAACGTTTGCATCAGCTGCTTGTGCACCAATCGATTGTCTTTGTATGTCAAAAAATTCTTGTGTGGTACCACTACGTGCTCTAAATTTAGATGCAACAGTATCAATCCATCTATCTAATTCTGAGTTAGCTGTGTCTAATCCCCGGTTCCTGTTTGTTATTTTTTTAATAACTTTACCTGTACCACTTAAGATACCTGTAAATAATGCACCTTCTGTACCAAATTTAATTCTGTTTAATATTTCTCTTGTTGCATCTGGGTCCGTATCACTTCTATCTATTTTTGTTGGACCTCCAATAAGATCTCCAAACGTACCAATCTTTTCTGCATCACCTACAAACACACCTTCTGCAATACCACCACCAATTGCGCCGGCAACAAACTGTCTACCTTTACCTCTGGCAGTTAATTCTAATGCTTCATCAGCTGCATTAACTAAATTTTTATTTGTTAGTCTTACATATTTATTATTTTTACCTGCAAGCATAGCTGTTTTTGCTAGGCCACTAGCTGATTTAAATGCTAGTCCACCAGGTATACCTATGTTTACTAATGCTTCTGTAATTTTACCAGCAGCTGTTGCTTCTGCTTTCTCATCAAATTCTGTAAGGTCATCAAACCATTGTTCTACTGCAGCAGCTTTACCACTGTTAACACCAAGATCTAAAAGACTTGCGCCTAATGAAAAAAAACCTTTTGGTATTGCAATTAAACCTGATGCTACACCTGATAGCATAGATTCTATTGTACCTACTTTATTTCCTCTGTAATTTCCTTCAGTATTTTTAGCTTGTAATGAGGCTAGACTAACCATTTATCCTCCTAATAAAAATATGACATACTGCCATCTTCTGCAACAGTAACTACTCTTTCTCCAACTATGTAATCTCCAGCATCTAATTTTTCGCCTTCAGTTATTGATTGTAAATAATCTATTTCGGTTTTACCTTTGTTTTTTTCTTTCCATTCATTAACCACACTAATTTTAATAGAACCTGCTGGAATGTTTCCTGTTTCTTCTCTGTAAGCAACACCTACAGTTTTTTCATCAAGTCTATTTCCTTTAGCAAGTATTGCACCCAGTGTAGTAGACATACTGTTTTCTGATTTAGTTAATTTTTTCATAGCTTCAGTAATGTTTTTAGCAGCACCTGTTGCAACCATATCTTGTGCAGCTTTTAAGTATGTACTTGGTTTTCCTGCAGCAATGTCTGCTTCAATCTCACCTTTAAGTATAAGTGTATCGATAGCATCTTTAGTTTTCTTAGGTTTATCAAATGCTTTACTAGTTGATTGTATAATTTGATTAATTAAACTACCATCTTTTATAGCTCCTGTTAAATCTCCACCTGCTTGGTTAACAGCTTGACTAGCTGCAATTAAAGAATCGTAAGCAGCTGTTTTGTTCATACCTTTAATATCCATGATGTCTCTGTATTTTTGAATACGTTCTTCTCTTATTTCATCTTGAGTTTTACCTTGATTTACAGAAGTATCGGCTGCTAACAATGCTTCTAGCTCTTTAATTCTTTTTTCTTGAGCTGTTAATGTAGATTTTTTATTATCTTCAAGTATTTTAGCTTGTTCTTTGTCTTTAAAATATTGATCTTGATCAAATATAATATCAGGTACAGCCAGGTCTGCTATCTGTAAACCTGTTGATTTTAATACATTACCAACTGTTTTAGCTACAGGTGGAGCTGCTGTTATACCCCCACTAACTACAAAAGGTGCACCTAAACCTGTGATGTAAGGGTTTTCTTTTGCAAAAGCTATTGCTTTATCTTTAAAAGGAACTGGAGGCATAATATTTCTTTTATAATTAGCTAGAGCTAAAGCGTCTGATCTTTTAGTACCACCTATAGTTCCACCTGTAACTTGTCCAGGTTGCATTTTAAATGTTGGTTTAATTTTTTGAATAATTTTTTGAATTGGCTTAGCTTTTTTTATAGGGTTATAAAAATTCATTATAGCGCCCCCTAAATTTTTAAGATAACTACCACCTTTTTCAAAGGGTACACGTTCTTTAATACCAGACATAACACCTTCTTTAATAGGTCCGCCGTATCTAAACATAGGTCTATTTAAAACTCTCATTATTTTTTCCTTTTCATTGCTTTGCCAAATCCACGTTTAGCAATGCCACATCCTTTTACTCTACCGCCGTCTTTCATTGGTACACCCTGTAATGCGCTAAGAATAGCCTGTATTCCTTCACCTTGATTAAAAATCAAGTCATATGCACCAGTACCGCCTGTAAATTTTCCAAACCCTTTTAATAAACTTGATTTCTTTTTTGTTTTTTCAGCCATAATTACCTACTTAAATATTTTTCCGTACAATCCACCAACACCTAGCGCTGTGCTTAGTGCAGTTGAAAAAGGACTTGGTGGTGCTGGTTGCGCATACTGTTGTCCTGATACACCACCTGCTAAACCAGTTAATGTATTGCCATATTGTGAAAGTCTTCCATAAGGTTCGTAAGCTGCAGTTTGTGCTGCTTGTTGATCAGCTCCTAGCATAGCTTGTTCTTGACCTTGTCTTAATGCACCAAGAGATCCTAGAGCAGAAACGTCTTGACCCATATTTTGTCTTTGGAAATTAGATAAACCATATTGTTGGCCAGCTAAACCTGATTGTAATCCTGCTAATGTACCGCCTTGTGTAAAGGCTGTGTTAGCTGCTTGTTGTGCTTGACCAAAACCTGATGCTAATAACTGTGCTTGAAGTGCTGCTCTGTCTGCTAATCTATCTGATTGATATTGACCTAACATTGCACCTTCTCTACCACCACCAAAACCTCCAGCAGCAACAGCTGCATCTCTAATTCTTTGTTCACCTGCTGCACCTTGTTTGTCATACTCTGCAAGAGTTGTATCAATAACTTGTTGTTGGTATGGAGACATAAAAGGTTGATAAGCTTGTGGTCCTGTTAATGCACCAAGTCCACCTACAGTTCCTGCTGCTTGTTGTTGTGCAGTTTGTGCTGCAGATAAAAATGGTTGATAAGAACCTACACCTTGTTGCGCAATATTAATTGCTTGTGTTTGTAATGGATCTTCGCCAGCAACAAATTGTCTACCAGTAAATTTACTTGTATCAATAGGTGCCGAGTAAGTGGCCGTTGCCTGTGTTGCGTAATCTTTTATCGCCGGTTCTATAAAATCTGCTATTGCCATTATATCATCCTTGATTGTAACATTTGTTGTTGGTCATACATTGCTTGCGCACCCTCTAATCCTTGTGACTCTTCAGAAACTTCACCGCCTTGTTCTAAGTTATTCATTAAATTTTCCATAACTTCAGCGCCTTTATCTATATCGCCACCTCCTGCATTTCTAACAGCATCTGCTGTAAATACAAACTCATTTTTAGATAGTCTAGCAGGCACATCGTCAGCTCTTTCTTTACCGCCCATCTCTACAAAACCACCTGTATTTCTATAATCTTTTTCCATGCCGCCCATGTCGATCATTTCTGATGCTTCTTCAGTTTCCATGATTCCACCTTCTGCTTTTCTGTTTCTTAAAGCATCGTAGATCATTTGTTCTTCTGAACCCATTTCATCAACGTATTGTGGTAAACCTTCCATAAATTCATCTACGTTTTTGTCGCCTAATCTTAATTTTTTAGCTATTATATCTAAAGCGCCTTCATCTAAAGCATTGATAGTGTAACTACCGTCTTCTGCTTTAGAAATATCATAACCCTCATCAATCAAACCATCTATAACTTTTATAGCTTTGTTTGATTTAGGTGTAATAAACACATCATTACCAACAGCTTGTGCTTGTAATCCAGAGTCTGTAAGGACATCTTCATCTCTAATACTTACATTTATATCTGCATCATCAAATAATGATTTAAATTTACCACCTACATTTTGCATACCTGTTTTTAATTTAGACATTAAGTTTACTATACCTGCATTTTTATATCCTATTCTACCACCATCAGCTGCCATAGCCATTGGTTGTTCCATACCTCCACCTTCTGGTGCTTGTTGTTGCATTACTGCTTTTACAAATTGTTCAAAAGATAATGTGCCACCTTTGTTTTTGTATTTAACATACTCTGCCATCAACATTTGTTCTGCTTGAGCTTGACCTGCATTACCGCCCATATTTAAAAATGCTTTAGGTTGTCTAAATCTTTGACCTGCACCTGATCTAATAAATTCTTCTTCTTCGTCTTCAACCATCATTCCATTAGCATATCCGACTCTACCGCCATCAGCATTAGGTTGATAAAAATTTTCCATTACATATTTTTTTTGTGGCATGAACGCTAAATTTTTTCCGCCTAGACCCATGTAATAATCTTTTGCACTTTGTCTAATGCCTCCAACATCCATTACATCAACTTCTTCTTCTACTTCTTCAGGAGCCATAGCATCTGCTATAAAAGGTGCTGCAATTAAACCTGCTCCTCCTGTAAGGAAAGCTGTTTTAGCATCAAAATTTTCACCAAAAGGATTTAGCCTTGAAAGAAAACTAGCTTTGTTAACTGGTCCATCTCTGTTCATTACAAAATTTGCTGGACTAAACCTATTTGCTAGTGCTTGTCTACCTAAATTAAAAGTAGCACCAATTCCCTTTTTTCCAAATAAACCCATGGCCTCTCCACCAAAACCAGCTCTACCAAATAAACCACCTATACCTGTTCCAGGTATACCAAACATTAAAGCACCACCTAAAGCTGCTTTACCTATAGGACTTTTAACAATTTTTTTAACGCCTCGTACCGCTTTCTTAACGATACTTCCTAGTCCATAAAGTTGTCTGGGTTCTTGCATTCTAGATATTGCCATAATTTTACCTTAATTCCTATGTTTACTTGGTTTTTGAGAACAAATCAAGAGGTGGCATAATAACTTTTACGTCTTGTGCCATGTCTTCGTTCTTATAACCTTTAGCTTCCCAGTCTTTTCTTTCCTTAAAAACCTCACCAGTTTTCTTGTGTCTGTAGGTTTCCTCTACTTTTGCTTGTTTTATTTCCATTAATCTACCTTCTCCTTTTTAATGTTTAAATAACTAACAGCTACATCAAACGAATCTGAAGTGCTTGATTGCACTGTAAACGCTGCTCCACCCACTATTATTAATGGTTGGGTTAACAACTCTTTTGTTTCATTAGCTGTAAGTGCTGCTGATTTAATTGCAGTAATACCATTATTAGTAACAGTTACAACTGGCGTACCAGCAGATGTAACTAAAATAGATTTAACAATATAAGTTTCATTAACAGCAGGACTACTAGCTCCTAATGGAGTTAAAGCTCCGCCTGTTGTATTGTTATCTATGCCTGCAAATAAATATTGGTTTACTACTGCCATTATTCTAAAAAGAAACTTTTAGCTTCTATCTCCTGTTTAACTTCATCTTGAAATGAAGTGTTTAATTTTGTAATTACAGAGTCTAAATCTCTAATTAACGATTGTAAGTTAGATTGATTGTATTCCGGTTCTGCTCTAGTTAATGATTCTACTATCTTTGCCATTATAAAATACTTGCTAGTCCTCCATATTTTAAACCATATCCAAATCCTTCTCGACCACCAGAATCGTAGGCTTGACCAGTGTCATCTACATTTCTACCTGGCCCAGACTCTACCCTATCTACAGTCCCTCCTGATCCAGGTCTTCTTCCAATCGCGCCCTTTCTTGATCTATCTCCCGGATCTGATTTACCTTGACCACCATAAAATTTATCATCTGCCATTTGTTGTTCGAAAGTTTCTTTTTCTATTCGTTCTCTTTCTTTTTTTTGTCTTCTATAAAAATCTACTTTTGTTTTTTGATAATCTGTTAATTCGTCATACTCTTCGTCAGTTAAATCTGACCTAGCTGCCTCATCTACATACTCTGCATAATTTCCAAACATAGATCTTGTATTTATTCCATATGGATCTTTATTTAAATCTGATGTATTTTCACCAAATACAGTTGGACCTTTGTAACCCATGTTCATCTGTATAAATTTTTGATCTGCTGTGGGTAATGAACTAAATCTATCCATTTTATTTAACACGAAACTTACAGGACCCAACCCACCTATTCTATCTACGAAAGTTCCTATACCACTTTTAACATTATCAATGTTTTGTTGTATTTTGCCAGCTCTGGTTAATTCTAAAGGGACATTTCTTGATGCTATAATATTTTCTATACTAGCAGCTGGATCATCCATATTCATTGGTTGATTGTATGGTGTAAAAGGCCCAATCGGATCTACTTGTCTATAGCTTGGAAAACCCATAAAAGTTTTATCAAGTTTACTTTGATATAAATCATCTACAAGTGGTGTTGGTTGACGATCAAAATAATAATTTCGTGTGGCTAGATCATAATCTTGTATTAAATTATTAGGAGAACCGGGATAAGAACTACCACCACCACTATTAATAAAAGCATTAGTTGCAGGTATTCCAACGTTAGTATTAATAGCGCTTACGTCTTGTTCTGCCTTTGGTAAATTAAGACCTAGTCTATATTGTTCCTGAGGAAGATATTGATATGTTTTGTAAAGCTCTTGATCAGCAGGATTATAAAATGCTACCATTATCTTCTACCTCCTGGATGTATGTCTAATCTAAAAGTTCCAAGTTTCCAGTCTTCACTTGTTGTTGTATTGGCAACTTTTAATGCAATTGATCTAGCCCTTAATCTCGTATCTTTTTTTGTTGTATTAGAATCTATTGTAAAATTTGTAGTTGTAGCTGAACTATTTGGATAGGTTCTTGTTACAAAACTAACTTGTGTATTTCCTGTTTGTGAAATAAAGTCTGGTATAAATCTGCTTATTCTCATTATAAATTCTCCATCCCCTCTTAAGTCAGGCATTCCTACAGTCTGTCCTGTATTACTTCTTCTTTGTGTAATATCAAAATCTCCAGATGTAATAGAACCAATAACAGCAGTCGTTACACCGCCGGCATTAATTTGATCGGTCCCTGTTTCCTGTTGATAGTATATAGTACTACCATCTGTGTTTCCAGTGCAATCTGTCGATGCGTTATCTGATGGATCATAAAATGTAGCATGAGGTTTTTCAAATACAGACGAATCTTGCCAAGCTGTTCGAGGTAAAGTTCCTGTTGTCCATATAGGACGTTTAGGTGATGAGTCTAAATAATTATAAGTTACATTTCTGTTTATTTGATTAGATGCTGCCGTGCTATAATACCAAGTTATTTCTCCAAAAAGGTTATTTAATCCGGCATTAATTAAGTCTCTGGACACAACGTTTAAATCATCATAAACATGATCTTCAACAAGACAAGGCATAGATTTTAATTGACCATCATAAGTAAAAAACCCGTTTTCTGACATCCAATACGCTTTACCATCTACTTCAATGCATGCATTTTTTCCTAATAATCCGCAGTTAGTTCCTACTTGTTCAAAAGAAAAGGTAAATGGTAGTCCTACAAATTTCATTAAAAACAATGCAGTGTCAGTCCATACATAGATAGCATCTCTACCTTTGATAGCTCCCATAATTTTAGATCCATCTGCTAGTCTTTGTGTGCCTGCTGTGTTGTTTGCTTTAACAGTATAAGAATCTGTTTGATCAATGCTTTCTTGAGAAGAGAACCGTATAAACATATCGTCTTGAGTACTGGTGCTGCCTACTGTTGTTTCGGTTCCAAAAAATACTAAGTGTCTATCCGGTGTAGATACCAATACATGTCGTGATGCTGTAGGTGCATTTGGTAATAATGTTGCTCTAGTAGATGTAGCAGCTCCAGCAGCTGCATCCCACTCAAAACATTGACCATTATATATAAGTGCAATTAATTTTGTTCCATAGTTGTCTAATATCCACATTCCTGGATCAATAGTAAAGTCAGAAGACGACGCTTCACCCCATGCAACATAATCAGATATGTTTGTAACAGTTGCACCAGCACTGTGGGTTGTTTTTGTAGTTCCATTAACTCCTCGTGCTCCTCCACTTAAAGTATTTGTTGCAGTATCATTGTTGGTAAAACTAATATCTTCAGTCCCAATTCTAATTTCTCCCGATGAAGGAAACGCTGCTGAGTTAGCTAGAACAATATCAGTTGTTACTAAGTCTGTTAATGCTGTGCCCAGAGTAGTTGTTGCTGCACCAATTGCTGTACCAGACCAAAGACCTGTACCCCAACCAAAACCTCCAAGTTGTTGTGCCGGACCGACAGTATAATAACAAAGAACTGAAGCAGACCCACTAGTTGACAAAGGAGTTCCTGATTCTTGAGCATCCATTGTAATTGTAAAAGTAGATGTGGTAGGAACTGATGTTACCATAAACTTTTGATCTTCAAAAGTAGCATCGGTATAAGTTGACCCCACTGCAGTAACTCCGCTAACAGAATCAAACATAACAATGTCATCGTCGTTTAATCCATGTGTCCCGGTGCATGTGACTGTAACAGTTGTAGAAGAAGCTGTACTAGTAAAATTAGCTCCTGTTAAAGTGGCTCTGATAGGATGGATGTCGTAATAAATTCCTCCAGAGTATACATATAAAATTCTATTTGTTCCTATTGCTGCATATTTAATACCAGCATTATCGTCCCAATGATGAATTGCTCTTGCAGCACCTGTTAATTTATCCTCACCTAATTGGGTCCAACCCCCTATTTTTTCAGGTGTACCATATCTAAAACGAACATTATCACCATCAAACCATTGTCCCTCCGCACCGGTTTCTGTGACTTGTTTGTTAAATCCTGGTTGAAATCCTAATTTTTGTAACATATGTAATAGCCCCTTAACATATTTTTTGTAGTTTGAGTAGAGGGCAGTTTACTTGACTTTTAGACGTTTATCAATATATAATCATTAGATATGAAAGACGTAAAAGACGAGATAATTAAAGATTTAGAAGAAAAACTAGAGATGGAAAGATCAGTTAAAATGTCAGAAGTTGACCTTAATGCTGATTACAAAAAACATATAATTAATTTAGAAACTAGAATAATAGCTTTAGGAAAATTAAACAACGAGTTTGTAAACAAAATTACAGAGCTGAAAGATATAATAGCTAAGTTAACTAAATAAAATTAAAATATCCAGTAATTAAATATCTAGTTTTCTTTTGAGGACAAGCTTGGCCTCTATGGGTGTGAGTAAAATAAGCTGGAAATAAAACAGCTTTTCCAATGTCAGACTCTACATATTCTCCATTCATAAATTGAGTGCCACAGTTATGGTCACTTAAATATAATTGAAAAGCGAGCACTCTGCTTGGATATTTATTACAATGTTCAGAATGCCATTTGTTGAAAGATTTACCCGGTTTAAATTTTTTAAATCTTAATTCAGTCATAGCCCATCTATCACTAGTCATGTTTAATTCTGGATAAACACTGGTATATAATTTAACAAAACTAACTGCTTTATCTACAATAAATTTTTGAACACTTTTAATTTTTATATCTTTGTAACTATAATTTAAATCTAGATTAGATTTATCAATTTCTAAATTTTTATCTAAAGTTTTAATTAAAGATTTACATTTAGCTTTTGTAGTAAACTCTTTCTTTATAGCTATAAAATTTCTGTCCATTACTTTATATTAAAAAACATATTATATTTATATGATACTTCATAAGTTAAATCAGTGCAAGGAGCATGATATCTTTTAGCGTTAAAAATTATTATTCTATTGGGATAAGCACCTATTGATATGTCTGGATATTTATCAGATTGATATTCAAAAAAAGCAGTTCCGCCAGAAACACTATGATAAAAAGGAAGTATAGCTGCTAAATTAGTTTGACTATCTATATGCACTGGTCCATGGGGTACATCATATTTAGATTTAGATACTTCTGAAGCAAGAACTTTTCTAACTTTACTGTGTACATTTGTTATTTTACATTCAATAAGTTTTTCTATTTCCTTAAATATAATAGAATCATATTTATTAAATATAGCTTCGTAGACAGGATAACCTTGAAAACGATTACCAAAGTATTGACTATATGGTTGGTGACAGGCGTCATACTTTAATTTTTGTATGTCTTCAAACATTTGTTCATAAACATTTTTAGAAAGAAAATTTCGTTCTATGTGAATAGAACCATTAAACAATTCTTCGTATCTTTTTTTCTTAGTCATAGGTTGAATTATTTATTATATTAAAACTAAGACCGTACCGTTCTTTATCGGTAGTGTTTCTTTTATTGTTATGTTGTAAAAAACTTGAAAACACAGCAAAGTTTCCAGGTTTACATTCTAATGTTTCTTGTATTTTTGGAAAATATAAACTTTGACTGTGATTAGATAATTGAATTGCACCAGAAAGAAACGAAGGCAGGTGTGCATGAGTTCGAGTATAGTCTGAAAATTTTTCTTTAAAACCCCATGCTTCAGATAACTTCCAAGAGTTAACTTCTTCAGAAGGATTACTATCTATAAGATCAAAAATAGGCATCATCATTTTAATAAATTTTTTATCATTAAGAAAAAAATTAAAAGCTGTCATATTTCCTACAACATTAGTTGTATAATTTCTGTTTGTATTTAAATTAATACCTTCTTCAATTTTTTTTATAAAATATTTTGTATCAATAGACAAATTGCCTTTAATAAAATAATATTCTCGAAGCATGTTTGCTTTAATTAGTTTTTCTATTTTCATAAATCTAAAAAATTAACATATCCTGTAATTAAGTATCTTGTTTTTTTATTAGGACATTTTTGTCCTTTGTGTGTATGAGTAAAATAAGACGGAAATATGACAACCTTTCCTTGTTCTGATTTAATAACCTTTCCATTATAAAATTCAGTTCCACAGTCGTGTGAGGTTAGATATATTTGTATATTTAAAATTCTAGTTGCATGGTTATAACTATGTTCTGAATGCCATTTTTCAAAATACTTGCCTGGTTTAAATTTTTTAAATCTTAAATTTGTTAACGACCATTTGTTTGTAGTCAAATTAATTTCAGGAAATTTTTTTATGTATTCATTCCACAAAGGAAAAACTTTTTGCTGTACTTGACTAAAAATAACTGTGCCTTCTAAATCAAAACACTCATAACCATATTCTTTTTTTTCAGCTTTACTTGTCTTATCTTTTAAATCTTTAATTAATATATTACATTCTTGTTTTGTAAGAAAATTATTTTTTTCTAATATAAAATTTTTATTTGATGTCATGTAAATATCCATACCATCCTGTAGCGATGTATTTAATTTCTTTTGGTGCTCGTATACCTCTATGAGCAAATGTCCAATCAGCAGGCCATATTACAGTCAGACCTACCTCTGGTTTAATTTTAAGTTTTTGATGTATAAATTCTGTCTGGCCACCTGTTTTAATTGTATTAAGATAGGTCATAAAAACTAAATGCCTGTGTTCAAAATGAATACTCCCTGTTCTTTCAAAGTGAGGTTTAAAAAAACCACCGTTTTTTGGATATCTTTGAATATTAAAACTTTCTCTCATTCCCCAACGAGCATGGTTTTCATCAGACCAAGGATATTTTTTTTTATATTTTTCAACAACTTTGGTTAATTCACTTAGATATTTTATGGGCACTTTATCCTGAGTTAAATTATTAATAGGAAGATCGGTAGAATTTTTTACTGTTTTGTCTACTGTAAATCCTCCATCTGGTCCACCAACACTTCCTTGGTGTTTTATTCCAGCATTAGTTTCGTTGTTATTATTAAAATATTTAATCATGTCGGCACAAATTTTTTTGTCAATGTACCATCCTGCTAAAAAATTATTTTTATTATTATGTTTAAATGGTTTCATTTTTAATATCACAAGGTAAACCTAGGTGTGGTCTACCATCAAATTTTATAGCTTTTTTAGTTGCACGATTGTAATGTAAAAAAACTTGAACGCAGTAGTTTTTTGTAAAAGGTTCTCTCCAATGTTCTAATTCACAACCTTTGTAAACTAACATATCTCCTTGTTTTAAATCTACTTTAATACCTTTAGTATTATCTGATATATATTTATTTCCAACAAGTCTACCTTTTTTAGGATCTGGTTCTAGATATATTGGCCAAGGATCACCACCAAGATTTATTGTTGTCGATATTTCACAAGAAGGCCTGTCTTTATGTCTATGAAGTATGTTTCCTTTTTTATAAATTCTTGCATAAGAATAAGTTTCAACAAGTTTTAAACCAGTGTTTTTTTCCATAACAGGTTTTATTTTTTTTAATAAAATCTCATTTGCAATATCACTGTATATAGAATACGCATTAGGAACTTGTGGATCGTTAAAAACACCAACCATATCTTTAAGATATTCAGGTATGTAATTTAATTTAGTTAAAGTATTAGCAACTTCTTTTTTTAATAACAAATATTCAGTTAAAAAATTTGCAATCTTTAAGTCAACTACTTCTTTTAAAATTACGTATTTATTTTTTTTAAAGTTATTCATAATCAGTAATTAAACTATACCTAGGTTTTTTTAATTTGTGTGTAGGAAAAATTGCATCATGAACAATTGTGCCATCAAATATAAGTAAAGAATTTTCGTGTCCTGGTATAATGATGTCAGTATTATTTTCTTGTAAATGTGTGCCTAATGAAATATCAGGATTTTGAACATAGAAAACACAAGTTATACTATTGTCTTTGTGTTGATGAGGCACACCCGGTGCTTTTTCTTTTATTCTAAGAGCCCAACTTTTTCTTAAATTTTCTTTTCCTAAAGCGCTTGCAAGTTCACTTAATTTTTTATAGTAATTTTTCCAAGGTTTACTTTTACCTATAATATGTAAGTTTGGTTTTGTTTGTTGACCAGATTTTATAACACTTCCTTTTTCTTCTTTATGTAAATTACTTGTAAAATAATATTCTATGTCTTTTAAAATAACATTTAAATCTTCTACAGGTATAAAATTTTTTATATAAAGGTATTTGTTGTGATTCCAATTATTATACATTTATCTAAAAGGGTGACCTCTCACCCAAGTTACTAAAGAATATCGTAATCCTTTTGTAATTGGTTTTACTCTATGCCAAATGTATGAGGGAAATACAAGCACACTTCCCATAGGTTTTAGTTCTGAAGCAATTTTAGTTATAGTAGGATCTTTTAAAGATCTAAATTGAAATTCAAAATCACCTCCTTCATAGTCTTTAGGATCACTTAAAGATATTACAATAGATAGTTTTCTTATTTTTCCATGACCTTGTGAAGCAACATCATCATTCAATTCAACACCAGAATCACAATGCCAATCATAGTGTTGGTCTTTTGTGTATTGAGCGAATTGCACTTGTTCAACCCAATTAATATCAAAATTCCAACCAGCAGATTTATTAGCTGATAAAAAATAAGGTTGTATTAAATCATATAGCCATCTTTCATCTATAAATGAAACGTGAGAATCTCTTGTTTGTTTAAGAATTTTATTTTGTTTTTTGTTTAATCGTTTAAATTTATTTGCAGGAAAAGTCCCTATTCGACCAATTCTTTTATTTTGTTTTTTACCAAGTTTAATAATTCTTTTTATATCATCAGTGCATATAGCTGATGGAAAAAACCAATATAGATTTTCAAAATGCAACATTTTTTATCCTTTATAGAATAAAATATAGCTTATTAAGATATTAAAGTCCAGCTAGAATTAGCTGTATCCCAGTAATAGTTTTTATTATCTTGTCGGTTATAACCTTCCCATCTTTGATCAGTTTCATTCCAAGTCATAAAATAAGTATCCACAGTTGTTTCGTATGACTCACCGTTTTCATCTGTATGTTGGACTGTAAAAGTAGGATTTGCAGGTTTAGCAACTGGCGCTTCCCATTGAGTTCCTTCTGAATTTAAAGACCATGAAGCATGAGGTTGAGGTGGTGTAAATTTTGAACCATCCCACCAAAAACCAAAACAAACATCGGTTGTTAATATTTTCCAATTTCCATCTGTTACAGATGCAACTTTTTCTTGAATGTTTTCGTTTGTAACATCATCACCCACAGCTATAATAACTTCTACTGATTGAACTTCTTGTCCTACTTCAAAAGGATGTTGTTTTGGCAATAATTTACCTGCACGTTGAGACATGTTAGAATACCACTGTTCCTGTTACATTAAATGTACAAATAGTCGAACCATCTGGTTGTGCTTGTGCTTGGTTTCCAGATCCATTAACATTAATTGTACCGCCTGAAGTAGGTGATTTTAAAATAACTACACCATTTCCTCCAACTGCACCATTTCTGTTAGATCCGCCGCCGGGGCCTCCTCCGCCTCCGCCGCCTCGTCCATTGGTTCCAGCATTAGGAGTGTTCGGTCCAAAACCGCCACTTCCGCCACCACCGTTTCCACCAGAAACGTTTGGTCCACTGCTTGGATTGTTAGCTCCTCCGCCTGCGCCTCCAGCGTAGACTACAGAACTTCCACTAATATTGTTTGTTACTCCATTACCACCAGGGCCTCCAAATTGATCAGAAGGTCCATTAATTCCAGCTTGACCAGCTCCTCCGCCGCCACCGCCAGAATTATTTCCTCCGCCGTTACCGCCAGGATTTCCTTCAGATGGATTAAAAGAACCTTCGTTTCCAGATCCTCCAGTTCCGTTTAG